ACATGTACACGCAAGTGGTGCACATGTGCTGCTGATATTCCATTAACTAAAGTTTCCACTTAGTCATAAGCATTTCAGGCTGACACCAACACTTCTTTCTTTCGCATATAGATGGAACTAGTTTAGGACTAAATGTTTTTGTAAAGCTTTCATCGTATATATTGTAAAACTCGTCTTGTCCAAATACTTTGTTTTCGCATGTACCTGTAATTCTTCCGTCTTTCTTTATATTAATGACTTCGATACCAATGTTACACATCCAGCCTTCAAACTCGTTTAATTGATTTAACGAGAAAAAATTTCTGTTTACTTTTTGTTTTGATCCGTCATCATAAAAAACTGTAGTTTTACCTTTGATTATATTTTTATATTCGTCCTTTAATACCCGTAACACTGGAGGTCTACGCTTTACATGATCATTTAAAAACTTTCTTTGTTCTTCATTATATTTTGGAGGATGAACTTCCATAGCAGATATAAACCAAGAATGTTTGCTATTATTTTTCATATATTCCATAGCAGTAACACAATCATCCCAGCAATCAGGATCCATCATAAACAAACAATTTAAAGGTATCCCTTTACTGTATACTAAATCTAATACATTTATATAATGATCAATATCTGCTTCTTTGTGATGATAGCTAAACAATACTTTATCAAATGCATCGGCATTCTTTTCCCACCACCGAATAGTTCTGCTACCATTACTTGTAATAGTTAATTTAACGTTATAGTCTTTTTTAAGTTCTTTTGAAAAATACGCTAGTTCAGGCCATAATGTAGGTTCGCCGCCAAGAATGTTTATTTCAAATTCATTTATGTTGTTGCGTATATAAAAGTTTAACAAATGTCTAAAGTTTCTTAATAAAGATTCAATATCTTTTGGCCAACGTTGGGTGCCGCCGAACCAATTAGGTCCACAGTAAGCACACCTATAATTGCAAGTGTCGCCTGCCATGTATTCTATACGTAACCTATTTTTTGGTTCCATTGTTTTTACTTTAACAAGTTGTTTAGTCATAGTAAATGTCCTAGTTCAGGAAATACTTTAGCAGCATCTAAACCTCGAATTGCATCTAATTTATTTACGTATTCTTTAAAACCAGGTAATAAATGACTATTATCGCAACTGTCCATGTGCTTTAATAACCCTTCCCATTGCTGCCAACCTTTAGGATTATGTATCCAAAATTCATCATCCTGTGTATAGTTGTCCCACAGCCATGTTTTAAGTTCATCAAAGCGGTTGCGTACATCTTGTTTGTCTGCTTCTGGTAGTATTGTAATGTTAAGGAAGGTTGGAATGTGTACAAGGTGTGCATTAACTAATCCGCCTCCCATTGTCGTTCCATTTATTAATCCAACATTCATCTTTTTAAAGTTACTATTTACTTTCCATTTTATAAAGTCAGGAATGTGTTTGATGTTGAATATCTGTACTGCTGTTGCCATACTAACGTGTATATTGTCAGGAGTGTTATCTAACATATGCAATGTACGTTCAACTTCTGCAAACTTTGTAGGAAAGCGTATGTAATCATCACGTTCAAAACTTGCATCAACACTAACAGCAAATTTAACTTTACGGAACTTACTCCATAATTCAATTAATTCTTCATCTACAAGTATACCGTTAGAATTGTAACGTAACAATACATTGTCTTGGTAACCTTTCCTAATAATTTCTTCAATAAATAATTTATGTTCTTTAATCATCAAAGGTTCGCCGCCGGCAAAGTAAACTTGCTTTAGGTTAGGTATTTGTGCGTACAACTCTTTCCAGAACGATTCTTTTTCGTGCCATTTATTATTAAATTCTTTTTTATCCCAAGTTAGTTGTTTTTTTACAGATTCGTCTTTTAGCTGTGGGACAAGCTTTTTCCAATCTGCAACCCATTTACTCGAATCATGTGGACTACACATTACGCATTTGATATTACATGTATGCCCTAGGCGTAAATCTAAATATTGCAAACGTTCAGGAACGGTGCCGTCTTCTTGAGTTTGTTGTATTAATTCTTTTACATCAATACCCTCGTCTTTGTACCAAGTTCCGGTTTCCCAAATACGTTTACTAACAATTCCTTGTGATTCTTCTTTAAAGCATCCTGTGCAGCTTGCTGGTATGTTGCCAGCGAGCATGGTAGTACGAACATTTTTCATAAAATCGCTGTTCCATGCTTCCATAGGTGTAACTTTTCCAAAATTAGCATGACTACCATCGTTGTTTTTAATCAACCCAACAGTATGATTTTCTCCAGCGCCGCTGGCATTTGCAGTACAACATAATCTCATGTCGCCGTTAGGACGAGTTGCTAAATGTATCCACGGTAAAACACAGAATGTAGGAGTTCCAGAAATTTTTTCTATTTCTTGTTGGTATGTTTTTATACTAGACATATTTCTTTTTTCCTATAATCATATAACGAGTATATTTAGGTGTTTCGAACTCGCCTCTCCAGTAGGGTTTAATATTACTCATACGCATAAAGTCGTCTATATCAGTTGAACAACGTATATGCTCGTCTAACTCAAAGTAGTTATTGCTTTGTATTACAAATAGAGCATTGTCTGGTTGATTATCTAACCATTGATCGTATTGCTCTTGTGTAATGTGTTCGCAGCTTGTGTTAATAACAATGTCAGCAGGTTCTGTGTAAGTACACATGTCTGCTGTTACTGCATCAAATCTTCCTGCAATTTCGTAGTTCTTGTTAACTGTGTAGGCAGTTTCTTGACAATCTTCGTCAATGTCTACACTTGTAATATGTTCAATACTCAAGCTGCTATTAAATAAAATACTAGAAAGTACACCGTTCCAGCCTCCATATATCACAATACGAGCATCGTCGTCAACGTAGTTTACACGTAATGCATTAGCAAGCCAAACTTTGCTGTTGACTTGTCCTTTCCAAAAACTTTCAAGTGTGCGGTAACGGTCATCGCTGTTGCGAATAGCATCCATCCAAAATAATACGTCTTGTATATCAACTTTCATACTTCGCCTTTAAACTTTTCGAAGTACTGCTCATAAGTAATAACAACTGGATTCCAATCTTTAAGTGTGTACTCTTTTGATTTATATATTATATTTTGATAACAGGATTCTACCTCAGCTGGATACACTTGAACTAATCCGTCATCGTAAGATTTCCAATTAGGTGCAACAGACATCCAACTTTTCTTAACTAATTCCCACCAACGTTGATTCTTCTGTTCGTAGCCCCGACTGCGGCGTTGCATACTAAAAAACAAAAAGTCATATTCAAACCCTAATACAGATTCAACAGTCGGTATAACAGTATTAGCTAATAAGTTATGATGATATGATATTGCTCTAGGATTTCTATGTTCTGGAAACATATAAGTTCTATTTAACGCACGGGCTACATGCGGCGTATATTCTTTTATACCAGAAAAGTGCCAAAGTTTATCGTCAATATATGCTATCCAAAAAACTTTATGATCTGTAACTTTGCATCTATGAGGAAGGTAGTTTTCTCTGAGCCAGTTGTCTTCTTGTAAACATAAACTTCTTACACGTTCGAACTCATCATTATCTTGATCAAAAATATGAAGTTTAACGGCGCCAGCTTCGACAATTTCATTTATCATAGTAATCCTTGCCTTTTAAACTTTCGGGCTTTGCTAATAACTCTATAAAATATTTTCCAAAGTCTGGTTGTCGTTTGTTCCAACCGAAAGCATACGACCAAGGCGCAGCATGATGATTATTATGCCATCCTTCTCCCCAGGAATATAATCCCATAATAAATGTATTCTTTGAATTATCTTCTGTTTCTGTGTCTCGATGACCAAAAATATGTGCACCGACTGTTATCCAAGCTACTGTGTGTAAACAAAGCATAGTACTAACTAAAAAACCATACATAAACAAATCAGGACTTATAATAAACAGTAATAATCCCCATGCAATTAATATATGAAAATAATATTTGTTAAAGAATTTATGATAAGGGTCTCTTAATAAATCTATAACTAATCTTGGACTAACTTCGTGGTATGGAATAAAATTATGCCATAATTTAAACTTTTCCCAAAGCGTTGAATCCTTTATACGATGTGGATCTTTTACAGTATCAGCATACTTGTGATGTACTCTATGTGTAGCTGCCCACGGTATTGACGGTCCTGCCATGTTGATAACTGACAAAAAGTGTAGTACGATCAATATAAATTTATTCCGTGGCTCCCAAGATTTGTGAGAAAAACAACGATGTAACCCCATACTAATTCCAACATGTACTATTATCCACGAGGCAAGCCATGCAGAAAATAAATAGGTTGCATTAAAATTAAAAATTAAAACTAACGGTCCGCCAATATAACATATTAATTGAAAAAAGTTTGTTGCATTGTTTATAGATAATACTTTATTCATATTTTTCTCTTTGGTATTTTACTGTCTGCACTACTTACACATGTAGGAGTAATGCACTTGTATGGTGTTTTAAACAGCTCAAATCCACCGTCTAACGTGCCTAAGGGTTCATCATGGCAACTGTAGCTGCGCTTAACTTCGTTCTCTCTAATAACACATCCTTGATAGCCTGCATTACAATTCCAGCCTTTAAACTTATTAAATCCAAACGCATTAAAGCGTTCTGCTTGATCTATATAATATTTAGTGCCCGTTTTATCTAAAAGTTCTACTTGCGGTTGCTGCTTTCCTTTCCACTGTTGTGGAAATCCTGTTTGCATTTTATGGATCTGCTCTTCTGTATACCCTGATACAACGTAGGAGGCACTAGGATCGGACTGGGGCTTGAGAGTGACATTAATACCTCGGGCGGCAAATCGTTCAAGACGTTCGTAAAGCTCTTCGAACATTTCCGGAACCATAACTTGATTGATTGTAACATAAACACCTGCTTTCATTAGTTGAAGACACTTGTCTCCAAACTCTTGTTCATTGGCAAACTCTGCATGATAGCTTGCTGTTATACTTCTACGCTGCAATACACTTGTTGCTTCTAACCATTTGTTCCACCATTTACTTCCTGGGCTAAGATTTGTGGTCATGTGTATACTTTGATATTTGGGTGCTGTATCACTACAGTAATGCTCTATGAGCTCCCTAAAGTATTTATAAGCAGTGGGCTCGCCGCCACTAAAACTAAAATGAAAGTCTGTAAATCCGTTATCTCTTGCTTGGCGTTTTATTTCAGTTAATGCAGTTTTGTATGTTTCTAAAGTTTGATGATCAGGAGTGCTACTTCTTGCATAGGGCCAGCAATAGCTACAATTGTAATTGCAAAATCTAGCAAGAATCCAGCTAACTGTAAATAAGTTTGTGTCTAATAAAGTTCTTTGTCCAAACTTTATTATGTTGTCAAAAGGTATATCAGTCATATTTGTTATCCATTTCATATATAACCTTACTACATTGTTTAATACAAGTCATACATTTATTTTTACCAGTCCAGTACTCTGGCAATTTTTCATATATGGATTCTTTACTAGACAGTACTCCCGATGCACAGTTTGGAACAGTAATTTCTTTTAGAATTATTTTAGTATTTTCTACAATTATGTTTCTCAATGTATCAATAGGTAAATTTTCTGTAACAGGCTGTTCTAAATAATCAATACCAATCCAGCAGCATGGCAAAATGTTACCATACGGATCCACATATATTCCTTTATCGTCGATACATTTAGGAGTTATTGTAGCATTGTTCATTACTGTAGTTCTAACATCTTCATCTAGTAAAGATTCTAAAGATTTAAGAGGAGTCTTTTTAAATCTGTCAGTTTTTGCTGGTTTAATAGTATACTCGACGTTTCCATCATTATCATGAACCTCAAATTCTTTCATGTTATAAAAACGTGTAGTACTTACAAAATTTACACTTGTTACACCAAGGGCTAACAAGTACTCCTTTAACTCATCTACTTCTAATTCATTATGTGCAAATACTAAACTATCTACTCTAGCGTTGCCTCCGGCGTTGATAAAGGCTTTCATATTTTCAATAACTTTATCAAACTTTGTGTTCTTACGGTACAACTCATGCTTGCCTTTGAATCCGTCAACAGCAAAAATAACTTCGATATTATACCGTGCTAGTTTTGTCCACCATTCGGGATTACGCATGCCGCCATTGGTGTGAATAGCAAGACGGACTGTAGGGTTACATTCTCGTACATAAGAATAAATTTCTAAACAGTCTTTTGCAAATGCAGGATCGCCATAATTACCACAACTATAAAAGTTATCTAGTTGTGCTAAGAAAGTCGAAGGAAACCATTCCTTAAATTGTTCTATACTAATGTCACCGTTGCGAATAAAAGGTCTTGTTTTTCCGCCATGATAATTTCTTGCACACATAGGACATTGTGCTTGGCATTTATCTGTAAGCTCAATATGAACTGTTTTGATATCAGATACGTTTTGCATCAAACTGTTCCTTTAGCCAATCAAAATCATTTATTTTTTTAAGTGCTTCTGTATTGCCTTGATTTGCTCTTCCGTAAGCAGACCCTGCTTCTGCGCCTCTAATAGCCCATTCTCCGTAAGAACGCTCTTTCCCGACTGTCTGCCATACATGTAAACGATTTTCTGTTTCTTCATTATTTTGTCTATCAATTATTTTACTACTTAATTTTGCACATTCTCTAAATGCACTTTTCCAAGTGTTAAACGGATCAGTATTAAATGCTGTAATATTTGCAACTTGTTCTATGGCAATAAAATGCGGACTAATACTTGTGGTCATGTCTGGTTTTGATACATCCATATTAACAGTTAACTTACGTGGAAATAACTTTACTCCTCCGTATCCATATACTAAATCATTAACAGGATTTTGACTGCGCCATACGTGTACATGATCTAATTGGTGATCAGGGACAACGTAATCAAAGTTGAAGTCATCCATGATAGTTGCATCAGCATCTACAATCCAAAACATCTTAGTAAAGCATTTCTGTGCTGCTTTTATATGTGCTTGATGAATACCTTTAACTCCATGCACACGTTTTGCCATAGGAAATCTAGCCCGTAGTGCAGCATAATTAGAATCTGCACTAGGTTCTTGGTAACTTATAAAGACTATGTCGTACATATTTTATTATAACACCGTTTGCTAAGTATGTCAAGAATACTGTTTGTAAAGTGTAGAAAATTCAGGAAACGTTTTTAAAAAATTAGTGCCGCGGCGTTTGTCGTGTTGATCAAAATACTTAACTAAATTGCGACAATTTCTTTCAAGTGCTTCTGGACTACTTAAATTTCTTGCCTTTAATGCTGCTAAATTGCGTTCTGCTTTTTCAATTTCAAAATCATAAAACCCTACGAAATTATCAGTATTTGCATTTTGTTTCATAAATGAAATTGCATCTTCTAAATAATGATCAAACTCTTTCGGTAAAATATGTATTGATTGCCATGCTGGGTTTCTTAACAATGGAATATCAAACCAAATACGCTGTCTAGGGTGTATTTCGTAATCGTTATGTGTATTATACGGATCATGTATAGGAATATATTTTATTCCTTGCTTATCTTTACTATATTGATTTCTCAATTTTAAAATATATTCTAAAAAGTTTTTAAATTTAGGTACACTTAATGCATTAAAAGTGTTAATAAACGTCATCGTTGTGTTATTAGTTTCTGCTAAAAACAAGTCTACATTTTCTTTCATAACACTGTAATCTAATCCTGTTCTAATATATTCAGCATGGTCGTCTACAGAATCGACACTAACAAAAACAGCAACATTTTTTAATGCCATGTTAACATACCAATGATTTCCTGATCCAGGATTAAACCTATCGTCATCTTTCCATATCTGTATTTCTTCTAGTTTTTTTAGTTTGTCGATAAACTTGGTCATTAACTCAGGCTTGGGCGGACAAAAATTACTAGTTACACTAACTTCTAACCAAGCATTAGGATTTTCATATATATAATCAAGTACTTTAAAAGTATTAATATCCATTAATGGTTCACCACCAGTAATACGAAATACTTCAAGTTTCTTATATAAGTCAGGCCACCATTTCCAAAATGCTGTTACATACGGATTATCTGCTTGCTTACTCTTTAGTGGCATTAGTCCGTCTTTTGCCAAATATTCAGTGTTATTATGTTGAGCAGATTTTCCTTCTTCATTTATAATATTGTACGGTCCAAACTTGTTTATTTCTTCTTCCCATGCTGTACTAAGGTGAGGACTACAATATGAACATTTTAAATTGCATGCTTGATTAAAATTTACTTCTACGTAACGTGGCGTAACGTCTCCTGTATCCAATGCCTCAATTATATCTGATTTAGCATTTTGTGCCCATTGTTCGCCACTGCGATAAATCCTATCACTACGACCACCTTGGTCTTCAATCTTCCAACAATAAGAACATCCTTCGGGTCGTTCTCCTGCAAGCATCTGTTTGCGTTCTTGTTTTTTTTGTTTAGTATTATGCAATGCACTCGGATTGTCTGTTATTTCTGTAACATCAATTTTGTGCAATGGAGGATGATAGCAACTATGAGTAGTTCCATTAGTCAAGTGCATGGACATTTGTGCCCACTTTGCATAGCACATACTTGTTGATATACGCTTTAATTGATTTTCCGCTATATCTGCAGATTCGTTATAATCGCTCATTTAAATTTCTCATGTAAATATTCTGCCATTTCTTTAAAGCTGCCTTCTCCAGGATGCTGTAAGTCTCTGGCAGTATTGTCAATTGGTATGTGTATTTCAGATTGGGTAAATTTTACAGTGCCCGGAAAAAAAGATGTACTAGCATATTTGCTTCTACCTTGCCAAAGCCATTTGCCAATTTTTCCTTCGTAATGTGCTAGTGCCATTTCATGATTAGGATCTGCAAAAGTATACTTCCACAATTTAGAAACACTAGTAAACTCACTTATTTTATGTTCAATTATATCCCAAGGGCCTGTATGATGACACCTGTCTTTCATAAAAAATTCAAATCTATCTGAAGTACTCCATATATTAGCTACGGCATATGGTGCTGTAAAATAGTCTAATAATCTTGTAGCATTTTGTATCATTAAGCTATTTGATCCTCCAGGAACTCCTAAGTTAATTACAGGTCTACCTGATAGTTTTTCTAATTGAGCAGCTATAGTTTCCTCGTCAGACACGCCAATGCCATATGTACACGAACATCCAAATAAAACGATAGAGTTTTTCCAATCTATTTGATCCCACTCCGGAGCTCGATACCCTACGCTGTTGATTGTATATGTAACGGGCTTAGATAAATATTTCCAATCGCTGGGTGCTCTTTCTTTATTTTTGTTAAAATTTTCTTCGTTATCGCCTTGCATCCATTCATACTTACCTGCTGCATTTCTAACTGTATTATTGTTAGCAAAATCAGTTGTTGCATTAGGGTAAAAAGGGTAATCAGAGTTAATAAGATATTTAGGAAATTCTTCATCATAGTTCACATAGTTTATATCTCCTGGCACAGGAGGATTAGTTGCTGATCTAAATAG